ATGGACAGCAAGGACGTTGTTGGCGCCTACATCACCTGCGCAGCAATCTTCGCCGGCGCCTTTGGGTTACCTGTAGCCTTCCCCGGTGATCATCAGGTCTCAGGCCAGGTGCAAGCACAGAGCATCCAGCGAATGGACTCACATGGCTGGAGCAAGGAGCTTTGGGAACTGACAGGCAGCATCCCGCCGAGCGCTCTCATTTCCGATGATTTTTCCGACAACACCAAAGTTGCTGCCGAGCGCCGTCAGATCGAAGAGGAAATTACGCTGGCCAGCTGGCCAATGCATTAACGCCCCTCCATCACCCTCCATCAAGCCACCTGGGGCCGCTTCACATCGGTGCGGCCCTTGCCTTTTCAGCCGGGCCACTTCCACCTCCGGAACAACACGATGATAACAGCGGCGCCGCCGATGGCAGCTCCGATCAGGGCGAGGAACGCGGCCGTCACTTCGCTACCCCCTTGACCTTCTCGATGGTCCGGTACGCCCCAATGCCCAGCATGGGGAACAGAAGGGCCAGCAGCGTGTCCGTGTCCATTTGCGGCAGGCGCGTACCGGGCGAGTAGACCGACAGCGCCCAGCCGGCCAATGGATAGGCGATAGTCTGCACGCCCAAGCCGATCGCGCACAGCCAGCCGACGAAGGGCCGCCAGCCGGACACGAACACCGACGGGTTGACCGCCTCGGCGGCGTTCACCTGCAGCTGCGCCGCGTCGCTCGCCGACAGCACGTCGATCAGCTTGGTCTGCATCTCGGCCGCCGCTTTGGCTTGGGCCTGCGGGTCGGGAATGCGGCCGATCAGGTCCTGGATGATCGGCATCAGCAGGGGAAGGAGTTGGAGCATGGAGCCCTCCTTTCGGGCATGAGAAAAGCCGCCGGGCGGGGGGCCGGGCGGCCGGTTCGGGGCGAGGTGGCCATGGCGTTTTGACCTTCCTTGCCCGATGGGTATGTCGATGGATCAGCGTAAGCGGGGTATTATGGAACCGTGCCAGTCTTCCGTGGTTTGTCTTTCGACTAGCTCGGGAGGGACAGATGACCCTTGCGGATCTGGAGGACCTTGAGGACGAATTGCGACACAGGCGCATCGAGGATCTGATACGGCGACATAGAGTGGCTTTGCTTCACGCTCGTGCCGTTCTCAACGAGTCCCGGCGCCTTCATTCAGAATGGCAGAAAATGCGATCTGCTAACCAAAAGATGATCCTTCTGAAGCCAGCGACTAAGCGCCCCCATGTCGCACATCCACCAGGCCGAGCGCCATCATGGCCGCCCGGTGATACTGCTCGGGGCTGTACCAGTCGGCCGGAAAGTCCTGCGGGGCTCGGCCGTTCTCATGGGTGACGATGGCGCGGGCCATGCCGATCAGCGTCTCGGCTGAGGCCCAATCGACCGGAGCGTCCGGATCCACACCGAGGCGCCGGGCCACGGTGTTCACGTAGGCGTTGGTGTCGTTCTCCTTCGGCGGCGCCCAGCGATTGAACGCCTGCCGGATGGTGACGATGCGCTTGCCCTGGCCGTCCGCCTTCCGCCGGTAGTTCAGCAGGACGCGCATCAGGGCGCGCAGGCCGTAGACCGGATCGTCGAACTGGCAGAAGGCCGCGTCGCCCTGGGTGGCGGACAGGCCCTGCCAGTCGTCGCCGTGGCGGAGGTTGCCGGGGTTCCGGTTGCGGATTCCGCGGGGGAGCGTGGAGTCGCGCGGGATCGCCGCGCCGGGGAGCGTGGGCATAGAGGAAATCTCCCTGATGGAAAGCGGGCCAAAACGATGGCCGGCCTGTTTAAGGTCGAGGCGTTTTGGATTGGGATGCCGTCCGATGAGCACTCAAACGAACCAAGACAGCATAGGCGCGCAACCTGGCGAGCCTGGTCATTGCGAGCCTCCGGACTTCACTCGGCGGCATCCGCCCCAGTCGGAAGCTGCAAGCTCCGTGAGGAGGTCTCAGGAGGAAGGCAAAGAGCAGTCAGAGCCGGCCTGAACAGCCTTCATCGAATAATGACGAGCGGCGTGCGCGCGATCGTCGCGCCGGGGGGATTGGTGGTCATGGTCCTATCCATTTGAGAAATTGCTGGAAAGTCACGGGGGCGAGATCATTAGGGTCGGCTCATGGCGAGCCGAACTCGCAGAGATCTTCGGCGGCCCGGTGCGGCCGCCGTTCTTTTGGTGCGGCGTAAAATCGCTCAAACGCCGCAAGTTGTGACAGCCCCAATTGTTTCAAATCGTCAAGAAATGAGCGCAACCGGAAATCGCTCCGAAACGTAAATCGTCATAAACTCCCCTAGCAACCGGCAGGAGGGGAGAGTGCAGTCGATTTCCCCAGACTTATTCCATGACGCCATCGCCACGATCCAAGCGACGGATGTCATTTCGGACCATCAGAAGGCGTGCATGACCAAGAGGCTGGCGTTGATCGCTGATCAGCTGTGCACTGACACTCACCCCTGCCGCATGGTCTGGCCAGACTGCCGGTGCGCCAGGATGATCACCGACGTCCTCGGGTCGTGAGAGCCGGGGAGCGTGGGCATAATCAACCTTATTTTTGTCGTTTGATGCGTGCGGCCGATAAGGCCAAGGTCCCGGTGCCTATCGTCCCCGGTAGGCATAGACCTCAAAACCACCCTTGGCGGCCCTATGTGGCCGCCTTTTTCCACCCTCTTCCGGCCAATGGCGCGCATCTTCGCCGCGTCATCGTCCACCGTTATCATGATGACGGCACCACATGTGTGGTCCCCGTCCGCCGAATTGTGCTGTTGCTCAGCGCCGGTTGCGTGTCGCAAGCTGCCTGTGTCGCTGACGGGGATCACGGCCACCCCACAAGCTCCGATCCGGAGCAGGCCGTCCATCCACAGGCGGTTGGCACAGCCGCTGCTTCTGTGGTGGGCAGAGCATCTGTGCATCCTGACGGTTGGGCTGAGTTCGCTTCATCCCTCGGATTCAGCCTGTGCTGTTTCCCTGAGCACTCCTAATCCTGCCTTCGGCGGCCCTTCGTGGCCGCCATTCTCTTGAGCGGGCATTGAAAAGGCCGCACGCGGAGGCCGGTCGGTTGGAGTGTTGTCGCGGTGGGTCAGATCGCCAGTTTGTCCCAGCCCTCGTCGTCCTCGATGTGCGTGCGGCAATGGTCCGGCTGACCGGTCAGCGCCCGGAACAGGGCGTCGACCAGCCACCGCAGCGGCGCGGTGGTCGCCCGCCACCGCAGCGGCGCGGTGGTCGCCCGCCACCGCGGCCCATAGTCGCCGCGCTGCGCCTTGGCGAGACGGCTGGAAATCGTCTCGTCGGCCGCCCCGCCGGTCAACGCGCTCGCGAGCTGGTCGACGGCAACGGCGAGGTTGAGCAGGTAGAGGCGCAGCATCACAGCGCCGCAGCCGCGCGGAAGAAGCCGTCGACCTCGGCGTCGCTCATGCCCCGGGCGACGCCGATGGCGATGGACAGCGGGTGGGCACGCTCGAAGCTCGTCGCGCCGGACAGCAGCATCTCGGCGGCGAACCTCTGGTCGTCCGGCAGGGCGTCGAGGATCCCGGCGAGCGCCGCCGGGATGTCGCCGGTCTTCACGGCCGCCAGGGCTTCCGCCTGCGTGACGATGCCGTCGACGGCGAGCTGCTGGAAGAACTGGCGGTCGGAGATGCTGGCCGGCACCGGGACGGGCGGCGCTTTGTAGGGGGCGGGCGTGTTGCCCGCCTCCACCCAGCGCAGATACGCCACATAGTCGATGTTGCGCTCGTCGGTCGGGATCACCGTGTTGTCGGCGACACGGAGGACGCTGTGCTCGTCCTTCGTCATCCGGTAATCGGGGGTGCTCATGGGATGGCTCCTGTCTTAGATGTCGACCGAGCAGAGGATGACGCGGCCCAGCACGTAGTTGTCGCCCACGGCCCCGGCGATCATCTCGTAGCGGAAGGCGGCGTGCCCACCGACCGGGACATTGCCGACGCTCTCCGAGTAGGCGTTGACCGCCGACGCCCCGGACGGCGTGGTCAGGACCAGCGACGGGGCCGCGCGCATCGGCACCGGCAGGGTGACGACGTAGCTGTAGTAGGTCATTGCCGCCGCCGCGTAGGAGCGGATGCCGACGGGCACCTCCTGATAGAAGCGGCGGCACAGGCGGACCTCCTCGTCGTAGGGCCGCTCCATCGCGCTGATCGGCGTGGCGAGGCCGCCCTCCTCGACGGTGATGTCGCTGACGGCGAACTCGTTGACGCCGGCCGCAAAGTTGGTGCCCCCGGTGCCGACGTTGAGCGTGCCCGATACCCACTGGTTGACGGAGCTGGTCACCTGCGCGCTGCCGGCCGCCAGGAACCAGCACAGCTCAAAGCCGACGTTCGGGCTCAGCCAGTAGGAGGAGCGCCCGGTGGTCGGGCCGGGGATAGTGAGCGTGATCGTCTGCTCACCGACGACCACGTCGAACGGCACGATGTAGCTGTAGCGCGACGCCGACGCCGTGTAGTAGTTCCAGTCGTTGCGGACGGTGAGGAAGAACCGGCCCGCCACGCTGGAGTAGCAGCGGAACGAGGTCGTGATCGCCTTCGCCTGCGCGGTGCCCCAGTTCAGGCGGGAGGTGTCGATGTTCTCCACCTTGTGCTGCATCACCACGAAGTCGTTGGCCCCGAGCGACGTCTGCGGGGTGTTGATCACCACGTCGTACCAGTTCGCCCCCGCCTCGGTGCTGCGGGCGAGGACGCGGTGCTGCGCGACCATCGTGCCGGCCCAGTAGGTGCCCCAGCGGTCGGGGCCGATCTGGCCGCCCGTCCACGGGCCGATGCCGCGCTGCGCGATGCGGAAGCGCGGGTTGTGCGCGAGGTTGCGGGCCGGCATGGCGGCGGTGGACACGTCCACCGCACGGTTGCCGTTGACCGTCACCGACGAGCCGTACAGCACGGTGGGCTGCGCGACCGCGCCGAGGATCAGCGTACCGCCGTCGTTGCGGATGGTGGCGGAGTTGGCCGGGCCGTCGGTGTTGCGGGTGGTGCCGTTGACGAAGGCGATCAGACGCTGACCGGCGTTGTTGTCGGCGCGGAACGCCATGTTGTAGGTGCCCGGCGTCATTGCGCCGGGCCCAGCCCAGAACGCCGGGTTGTTCGCCGTGAAGTCGCTGATGGGCGTGTGGTAGTAGCCGCCGTGCACGTCCCAGCGGCCGGAGCGGAAATCGTAGTTGCCGTGGACGGTGCCGTCGTAAGACGCCAGCCCCATGCCCCACCAGCCCTGGAGCTTGAAGTTGTAGGTGCTGTAGTCGGCCCCGTCGCCGGTGCCGGTGCCGAAGTAGTTGGTGCCCCACGAGCTTGCGAGGGACAGCGCGCCGGTCATGTTCGCCCCGGCGAAGGTCGGGGTGATGCCGCTCATGTTGCCGGTGTGCATGAGCTTGTAGGCGGTCTGCCCCGACAGGTCTTGGTTCGCCGTGGTCGCGCCGCTGTAGTTGACGACCGAGATGTCGCCCCAACTCGGCCAGTTGAACAGGATGCCGCGCGAGCCGATGCTGCCGTGCGTCTGCTTGGCGCGCGGAACGTTGTTGACGTCGAAGTACAGGTTGGAGCCGAACACAGCGTCGCCGTTGCTCGCGCCAGACATTGTGGCCCAAGTGCGCGAGGACACGTCGCCGCTCTGGGCCTCCACCCGTCCGTCGGCCCACACCAGCAGGTTGTCGCGGACCCACGCGCCGTTGTCGTCGAGCGCCTGGAGGGCGAAGCGTCCGTTCTCGTAATCGAAGTTGGCGAACTTCAGGCCAGTCGCGCCGTCCGTGTCATTGAAGCGGACGTTGGTGTAGCCGCTGGACAGGTTGATGGCGGCAAGCGTCGGCTTCGCGCTGCCGTTATTGCCGGCGTGCAGGGCGGCGTTGCCGCCGAGGGTGACTCCGGCAAAGGCCGCCCAGGCGTTGCCATCGCGCGCCACCAGCGCGTTCGCCGTCGCCGAGCTGGTCGCGGCGTTCAGCGCCTGCTTGTCGGCCGCCGACATCAGGCCATTCGCGCCCACCGTGGCGACCGCCGTGCCAGCCTTGCTGGCCGGATCGAAGTTGCCGGCGTGCCAGATCTTGTTGTTGTCGATGGTGACGTCGGCGGAGCCGCTGGGCACCCACAGGCGCACCGTGCTTGCGTAGCCGAGGCCGACACCGACCGAGTAGTTCTCCGCCGCGCCGAGTCCGATCTGCACGAAGCCCTGGTCGTCGGCGTCAACGGTGCGCTGGATGCGCCACGTGGCCGACGACCAGTTGGTGTTGTTCGCCAAGCGCACGAGCTTGGTGCGCAGGAAGTCATTGTTGCCGGTCGACGAGTACAGCTCAGTGTGCTGCACCGAATTGCCAGTGGCGGTGCCGAGCGCCGACAGGCTGGTCTTGACCTGAGCCTTGAACTTGGCCTCGGTAGGCGTCGCGCCGTTGCGGGAGACCTCCAGCCAGTTGGCCGTCGAGGCCCAGCCGTCGGCGACCGTCTGGAACGACAGCACCTGCCCGTCGACGATGGTCCGCCACATCTTGTTATTGGCGGTGGCGTCGGTCTCCTCGAGCACGATGGCGGGGCCACCCCCCGCGAAGTAAGCGTAGCTGCCGCTGATCGACCCGTCGAAGCGGCGCTGCACCAGCGTGTTGCCCGAGCCGTTCTGGTCGATGTTGGCCGACGTCATGATCTGCCCGAGCGCGGCCATGTCCGCCACGGTGGCGGAGGCGTTGCCGGGCGAGGCTTGTCCGGTGGCGACCGCCGTGGTCCAGGTGCCGTTGCACTGGACCCGGAAGTTGAAGGGCGACCACTCGACGCGGTTGACGTAGACGTCGTACTGGAAGCGGTTGCTGCCGACCTGCACCAGCTTGACGGCGGTGAACATGGATGCGCCGAGGTAGCTGAAGCGCCCTTCGGCGTTGCCGGCCGCGGTGTTGGAGTTGTCCCCGCTGTAGGCCGTGACCCAGGTGATGCCGCCCGAGGCGAGGTTGTCGCTCTGGCCGTAGCCGTAGCCGCCCGCGGCGGTGATCAGCAGGCGGCGGCCGACCGTGGTCTGCGCATCCCAGCGGCCGAGCTTGACCCAGTCGGCCGTGCCGGCGTTGTTGCCGACCTCGACGCCCTCCTCCCAGGATAGGCCGTCGAGCTTGTCGGCGTCGATGCCCGAGCCCGTGCCCTTGACCCAGGCGAAGGTGCCGGCCCCGGTCGCCTTCAGCAGCTTGTCGGTATCGCCCGAGCCCGGCGCCGGGACGTGGATGCCGGAGTTGGCGATGTGCGTGTCGATCTCGGCGTGGCTGCGCGTGCCGGCCCCGATGAGGGCCTGGTGGCTGATCTTCGACTCGTCGAGGCCGAGGTAGGCGAGCGCCGCCGTCTCGTCGAGGCGCACGGTGATCGCCGGATCCTCGGAGGCCACGGCGCGGGCCTGCGACGAGAACACGACCTTGCGGGTCGCGTTGTCGTAGGTGATGTTCATGCCGGCGCCGGGCACCAGGTGCAGCGTGTCGGCCGCCGCCTGCGCGTTGATGCGGCCGGAGTTGCCGTCGCCGACCACGCCGAACATGTAGCCGCCGGCGATGACCTGCGCGGTCTGCGCGGCGGTGCGCGCCTGCTCGGCCCAGTGATAGGCCGACAGGGCGCCCGAGGCCACCGGCTGGCCGACCGGGTTGGACGCCCACGCCTTCGCCAGAGTGGCGGAGTCCGCCGCCTCGTTGCGGCGCTGCTCGGCGACGACCTGCGCGGCGACCGCGTGGATCTTGGCGTCGACCGAGTCCGCGGCGGCGTTGATCGCCGTCGTCTTGGCGTCGGCGGCCTGTCCGGCGGAGACGGCGGCGTTGGTCTGCGCGGCGGTCGCCTGGTCGCGGGCCTGCGTGGTCACGTCGCGCGCCGCCGTGGTCACGTCGCGGGCGGCGAGCGTCGTGTCGCGGGCGGTCAGGGTGGTGTCGCGGGCCTGCTCGGTGGCCGTCTTCGCCGTCAGGGTCGCGTCGCGCGCGCCGGTCGCCGTGGTGGCGGCGGTGTTCGCCGTCACGGCGCTGTTCCCGGCCGCCGTCTCCGACGCCTTGGCGTTGCCCTCGCTGGTCGCGGCCGCGCCCTTGGCGTCGAGCACGGCGTCGCGCGCGGCCTCGGCCGCCTGCCGGTCCTGGTCGGCCGAGGTGACGTAGGCGGTCAGCGTCGTCGCGGCGGCGGTCGCCTGGTCGGCGGCCTGCTGCGCGGCGGCGATGTCGTCCTCGATCATGTCGACGACCTGCTGCACGTTGTCGAGCAGCCCGTTGTCGATGAGGATGAGCAGGCGCCCGGGCGAGGTGATTAGGCGGGTCACGCCCTTGCTGTCGGTCAGCGGGTACTTGCCGTCGCCGTTGGGCCCGCCGTCGGGCTGGCCGGCGACCCAGTCGTCGTACTGATCCTCGCGGGTCTGCCACTTGCCGACCATTGTCATCAGCTCGGCGACGACCTCGGCGTTGGAGATCGCCGCGCCGCCGAAGATCACCGCGTAGGCGACGCCGACCACGGTTCCCCCGGCCCACGCCCGGTCGAGCGTGATCTGCGCGTCGCCGTCGACGGTCTTGATCTCGTAGAGCGTGTGGAAGTCGGTCGTGAAGACCATGCCGGGGCGCAGCGCGTTCGCCCACAGCGTTGCCCCGATCCCGGCGACGGTGGCCGAGCCGTTGGTCAGGTTCACGGTTCCAGTGCGATACCAACCGGCCATTTACGCGGACTCCTCGGGGTAGGGAAGGCGGTCACGGATCGCCGCGAAGTCGGCGGTCATGCGCTCCAGTTTTTCGGGCTTGTTGCGCAGCAGGGCGTCTTGCATGGCCTCCTGCTGCTTGTGCGCCGGCCACGCCGCCAGGTAGGCGGCCTCGCGCAGCGCGGCGATCTCGTCGCGGGTGCGGGTCTTGACGATCTTCATGCCGGCACCTCGATCTCGAAGGTCGTGTCGAGGTGCGGCCAGGCGCTGACGGCGACGCGGTAGGCGCCGGGCGCGTCGTCGTACTCGAACGCGCCGTCGGTGACCTCGTAGGTCTCGGACGTGCCGAGCGTCACGCTCGTTACCGTCACCGTCGCCGGGATCGGCAGCGCGTCGAGGCCGGCGATGGTCGGGCGCGGGCGCACCATGACCTCGTCGCCGGACAGGTCGACGTAGTCGCGCTCATAGTCGGCGCCCTGCGGCACGATGCCGTAGTCGCCGGGCTGGAGTTGGTGGCGGTAGTCGGACAGGGCGCAGCCGCCGGTGCCGAGGATGCGGCCCTGCGCGTCGTAGCGCGTGAAGACGGCGCCGGTCGACGGCGGCACGAACGGAGGGGGAGGAGCGGGCGTGTCGGTCATTTGCGCAGCTCGATCTCGACGATGAAGTGGAATCCGCTTTGCGCGATGGCGGCATCGCTGACGGAGGTGAATGTGTTGGTGCCGGCGGCCCGGCCGACGACGCGGACACTGGCGTAGTTGAAGAAGCCGTCGGTGCTGCAGGCGAAGACGGCGATCGGCTTGCCGGTGGTCGTCATGGTGCAGGAGGCGTTGTTGCCGCCGGCGCCCCACGCCATGTTGCCGGTCGCGAGGTCGGCGATGGACCGGCCTTGGATGGTCAGGTTCTTGATGTTGGCGTCGTCGATCTCGGCGTAGCCGATGTGGGCCGACTTGATGGCGGCGTTGGCGATCTTCGCGCTGTTGATGCTCGCGTCCTGGATGAACGCGGTCGACATGGAGATGCGCTGCACGCCGTCGACCGTGCCGATCACGAACGGGAAGTCGGCCGACTGCCCCGGCTGCCCGACGATGAAGTTGCCGGCGCGGACGACGAACTCGCTGAGTTTGCCAGCCTCGCCGCGGTCGTAGGCGGCGAGACCGAAGCCGGCGGCATAGCCGTTGACGTCGACCTTCACCGTCCACTGCGCCTGCAGGCCGTCGATCGACGAGGCGGCGGTCTGGATGGCGGCTGTGTTCTGCCCGACCGTGCTGCTCAACGTCTGCACGTCGCTGGCGACCGCCAAGACCGCGGTGGCCCGGGTCGTCTGCTCGGCGGTGATCGCGGCGGTGTTCTGCCCGACCGTAACGGCCATCTGGTCGAAGCGCGTGCTCAACGCCTGATCGGCGCTGCTGCGCGTGGTCGCCTCGCTGGCGATGGCCGCGGTGTTCTGGCCGACGGTGGCCGACAACGCCGTGACGCTGCCCGCCGTGGCGGCGATGTCGTTGGCCTGCGTGGTCAGCGTCCGGTTGACGGTGGCGAGCTTGCCGTTGACGTCGGCGGCGAGGTCGGTGACCGCCTTGGCGTTGGCGCTGATGCCGTCGGCGTGCGCTTCCTGCGTCGTCACGATGCCGGCGATCCGCTCGTCGACGTCGGCGACGATGCCGTCGATCCGGGTCGCCGTCGCCTCGTCGGCGTTCGCCAGGGTGGTGAGCTTTTCGGTCACCTGCGCGAACTGGCCGTCGAACTGCGCGGTCACCGTCGTGACCTGCTCGGCGAGCGCCTGGCGGTCGGTGACCTCCTGCGTGATCTTCGTCGTCACCTCGGCGACGTCGGCCTCGCGCTTGCCGATCTCCGCCTTAACGCGGGCGAAGGTGCTGTCGGCGCGCACCGCGGCGAGCGCCAGCGTCTCGGCGACCTTCTCGACGCTGTCGATCTTCTCGGCGAGCAGCGGGACAAGCTTTGACTCCGCGATGACCCGGTCGACCAGGTCCTCGTGGCTGATCTGCTGCGTCGTCGCGCTGGTGCCGAGGTTGGAGTTGAAGTCGCCGGGGTTGCGGCCGAGGTCGACGGCGCGCACCCAGAACCACTTGGTGACCAGCCCGCCGAGCCCGCCGCGAGGGAAGGTGTTGCCCTTGACCGTGCCGGCCAGCACCGCCGTCGCCAGGTCGTCGCGGTCGTTCTCCCACACCTCGATCTCGGCGAGGTCGGTGTCGCTCGGGTTGACCCAGGTGAGGGTGATCTGCCGGTAACCGCCGATCGCGGCAAGGCCGGTCGGCTGGCCGGGCGGAATCCCCTTGCCGTGCACCCTCACTGCCGCCTCGACCGCCGGGTCGGACTCGCGCCCATCGACGGCGACCGAGCGCAGGCGCAGCGTGTAGAGCCCTTCCTGGAGGCCGTCGAGGTCGAGGCTGTGCAGCGCCGTCTCGTGAACCTGCCACTGGCCGCCCGGCGTCTGCACGGCGAGGCGGTACTTGGCGACGACCGGATCCGGCACCGGCGACCACGCCACGGTCATCCGGGCTTGCGGCAGGCCGTTGATCCAGTAGACGCTCTCCACCGCCGTCAGGTTGGTCGGGGCGGGGATGCCGTTGCCGTTGTTCTGGTAGACCGGCGGCGGGATATCCAGCCCGTCCTCGACGCGGGCGTACTTGCCCGGGTCGTGCGACAGCGCCGTGACCTCATAGACCGCCTTGCTCTTCTCCCGCACCGCCAGAACGCGGAACAGCCGGGGCGCCAGATTGGAGCCGGTCAGCACCCACATCGCCCCGGGCTCGGGCGCGCTCGGGAAGCCGCCGGCGACGGCGATCGTCGCCACGCTGCCGACCCCGGTGACCACGTCGCGCTCGACCACGCTGCCGTCGGCGAGCACGACCGACAGCGCGTAGCTCTGCCCGGCCTCCAGCGTCACCGGCGCGTCGAGCGTGACCGTGCTGGTGGTCGCCGCCGCCACGCGCCCGCCGAAGCGGACGCCGGCATAGTTGGGATCGGCGATGGCGACGAGGTCGCCCGGCATGACGTCGGCGTGGTCCCACGCCGCCTCGTAGGTGACCGTCTCGGTCTCGCGCTGCTCGGTCTCCAGCAGCCAGCGGCCGAGGCGGCGGGCCTGCGAACGCGAGCGGCAGCCGTAGGCGGTGATCTCCGTCTGCCGCCAGCCGTAGCGTTCGATCAGCGTCGGGTTCTCGACGACCTCGATGGCCGCCCGGTCGCCGTCATCGGGGTTGGTGTAGGTGACCAGCACCGACGAGTGCCGGGCCTTGACCGCCGTTCCCGAATAGCTGAAGGCGCCGTTGATGACGTTCGCCGGGGCGACCAGCTTGACCGGGTCGCCGGGCATGTCGGCGCGGGCGTAGATCTGCCCGCTGCTCCAGTAGACCAGGCCGCGGAAGCTCGACGCGATGCCCTGGATGACCTTGTAGGCGTCCTCGCGCGAGGCGATCACGCCGTTGAAGGTGAAGCGCGGTTCCCAGCCGCCCTGGCCGTCCGGCACCAGTTGGTCGCAATACTGCGCGATCTGGTACAGGCTCCACTTGTCGACCTGGCTGGCGTTGATGAACTTCCCAAGCCCGTAGCGCTTGCTGGTCAGCAGGTCATAGAGCACCCACGCCGGGTTGTCGCTCCAGACGACTTTGAACAGGCCATTCCATGCGCCGACATAGGTCCGGGTCGCCGGGTCATAGTTGCTCGGGACCTGGATGCGCAGGCCGCGCACCTCGTAGGCGCGGGCCGGGATGGAGGAGCCGAACAGCTTGGCGTCGACCTCCAGCGCAACATAGGCGCTGTTCGGGTAGCTGAACTTGCCGTCGGTCAGGACGGTGTAGCTCTGCCACCAGGTCGCGTCCTGCAGGGCAGTCGAGGTGCTGTCGCCATTGATGCGGACGACGCGGACGTCCCACGGCGCGCTGTAGGTGCCATCCTTGGGCAGCTCGATGCGGAAGCTGCGCTCGTACGGGCTGGTCGTCTTGCCGGCAATCGAGGTGTGGACGACGCGCCGGTAAACGCCGCCGGTCGGCTTGACCTCGATGGCGATGTCGACCTCGGCGCCGTGCAGGTCGCCGTTGGTGACGTCCTGCCGGGTCAGCGCCGGAATGCGGATGGTGACGCGCACAGCGTCGGCGTTGGGGTTGGTGATCGTGCGGACGACCGGGACGTCGTGCTTGACCTCGGTGCTGACCGCCACCTCGTTCTCGGTGGCGGTGAAGCCCTCGACGTGCGGCTGGTCGGGCAGGCCGGTGCGCAGCGTCCAGGTGACGCCCGGGAAATTGGCGCTGCCGTCGCCGGTGATCAGCGGCGTGCCGTCGAGCGTGATCGAGCGCGCGCCATCCACGAGCCCGTCAATCTCGCCCTCGCCGAGCAGGTCGATGACGCGGGCGACGGTCGTGCTCTGCAGGGTGTTGGGATCTTCCTGCGCGACACGCCCGCCGTCGCCGCCACCGCCACCCTTGCCGCCGCCCGAGCCGGAGACGCCGCCGGACTCGCCCGCGGTGCCGTAATCGACGGTCGCGCCGGTGCTGATCTGGTCGACCGAGAGGCCGGCGGAGACGACCGTCGAGCCGACCCGGCAGCGCCCGTAGATCAGCGGCACGGCGCCGCCCTGCTCCTGCGCGTTGACCGGGCCGTTCATGACGAACGAGGCGCGCTTGTCGACGCTCTCCAGGCTGTCGAGCCCCTTGACCTGCGGCGCCAGCATCATCGAGGCGCCGGACAGCACCATCGACAGGCCGAACAGCGCAATGGAGCCGTAGGACATGCCCATCGCCGCGCCGCCGAAGGCCGGAGCCGCCAGCCCGGCGGCGGTGCCGCCCGAGTAGACGATGGCGACGGCCATGATGACCATGCCGATCACCGCCTTGACGCCGCCCTTGGACTTCTGGCCCGAGCCCGCCGCGACGGGAGCGATGTGCAGGTCGCCGGCGCCGAGGTGAAAAGTCAGTTCATCGGCGCCGAGGTGCAGGCCGGTCTTTTTGTCGCCGCGGATGATCCGATAGGTGCCATCCTTGACCGCCGGCAGGAAGGCGCCGGAGGTCAGGACGTGCAGCGCCCGGAACGCCTCCGCCGGGCTGGCGACGTCCAACTCGTAGACCGCGCCGAAGCGGCGGCGCAGCGCGCCGTGCAGGTGAACTTTGCGGAGGGCCATCAGGCGAGATCCTTGTGGCGCAGGACGTGGGTCACGGTGCGCAGCCACGGGCCGAGCGGCTCGCGCCGGCTCAAGCGGTTCTGCAGGTGGTGCAGTACCAGGGCGCCGCCCTTGACGACGACGCCGGCGTGGTTGGGGACCGGGCTGCGGATCTGCATCAGCAGGACGTCGGAGTCGCGCATCGTGGCGCGCGGCACCGCGGCGAAGCCGGCGGCGGCGAAGTTCTCGACATAAAGGTTCTCGCCGTTCGTCCACCAGGCGTCGTCACGCGGGAACTCCGGCAGGGTGATTCCGTGCGTCTTGGCGAAGTAGTCGCGGATCAAAGCGTAGCAGTCGGTCACCGCGTGGCAGAACGGGCGGCCGATGAGGTCGGGCGTCGGCGTGTCGGCGCCCCACACGACCGGGTCCGACACGCTCTCGCCGTCGGTCATCACCAGCAGCCACGGCACGTCGGTCGCCATCTGCCCGGCCATGTCGGCGCGGGTCGGCGCCGAGTTGCTGTTGGTGTGGGAATGCACGATTGCCTGCACACGGTCGCGGTGCGCGTCATAGACGTCGTCGGCGATGCGGAAGTCGACGCGCGGATCCTTGCCGTTGTTGCGGCACGGGACGTAAGCGCCGGCGACGATGAGGCCGCAGCACTCTTTCGGGAACTCGGCGAGGGCGTGCGCGGCGATGGCCTCGCGCAGCGCGGGCGTCAGGGTCAGGGGCATGTCAGCTTGTCCTCACGCGGGCGACGCCGGGGAAGGCCCAGGTCGGGAGCACGGCGGTGGCGCCGAAGCGGGCCTCGCAGCCGGTGATGAATTTCGAGCAGGCGTCCGACGCGGCGGCGGTCGGCTGGTCGTGGACGTCGAAGCAGGCGTCGCCGGCATAGGGACAGGTCGCCTCGCTGTAGTCCCAGCCCGCCCCGCTCCACCGCCGATAGGTCGCCGTGCAGGCGCCCTGCAGCACCTGACGGCCGGGCAGCTGGCGGCCCTCCTGGTCGATGACCGCGGCCAGTTCCCATTCGATGTGCGTCTTGTCGAGCACGGCCTTGCGCTCGATGCGGTAGACGTCGAGCGGGAAATGCGCGGTCGGGTCGGCGTCGGGCTCGCCGTCGAGGAAGCGGCGGAAGGTGCGGATGCGCGTCACCTGCGCGCCGAGCAGGTCGTCGTAGGTGCCGACCAGCGCGGAGAACGCCCGGTTGACGTTGGAGATGCGCAGCTTCGGCGTCGGCAGGACGCCGGTGCCGCTCCACTCCCAGCCCTCGGCCTCGATGTCGACCGGCGTGTAGGTGACGCCGCCGTAGACCACCGGGGCCGCCTCATAGGCCGACTGCGTGAAGGCGTAGACGCCGCCGCCGAGCCGGGTGGCGTCGAGTTGGAACAGCACGACGTAGGGGCTCGGCGCGGGGCGCTGTGCCTCGCGTGCGATCGGAGCGTTGCTCATCGGGGAGACCTCAGAGGTCGAAGACTTGAGTCAGCTTGGCCGACAGGGAGAAACGCCGCTCGCCGAGGGCTTCCGCGCCGACGATCGGGGCGCGGCTCCAGGACTCGGCGACGAACTTGCACGGCGTCGCGGCGTCGAGCGGCGTCCACCAGAACGCCTCATAGCCGCCGCGGGCGACGAGAAACGCCTCAATGGTGTCGGCGGCGGCGGTGCACAGCGCGTCCCATTTCAAATCCCACGCGGCCGGCCGGCTGTTGAGCCCGTCGGCGGCGCGCTGCCGGTAGCCGTCGCCGAACTCGGCCTTGAGCACGCGCGGCTGCACGGTCTTTTGGCTGTTGACGGACGGCGACACTGGCGGGGCGAAGGTGGGAATGCTCATCGAGAACCTCCGTTCAGCAGGCCCATCGGCCGCATCTGCTGGCGCAGCACGGTCACGATGCGGGCATCGAGCTGGTCACCGACCGCCCGGCTGATCTGGTCGGCGAGGTCGGCGTTCTGCTCCTGCGTGCCGCCGTTGGCGTTGACCTCGATGTTGATGTCGCCGAAGGTTACGCTCCCGTTGCCAGCAGCCGCGCCGAGGTTGAAGCGGTGCCGCGGGTCGTCCTCGGTGATCACCTCCTCGCGCGTCCGCAAAATGGCCGGCACCTCATCCGGAGCGAGGCCAGCGAGGCCGCCAGTGTGGTAGCGCCGCGCACCGAGGAAGACCGCCGGCGACACGGACCGGTTGGCCGGCGCCGGCTGCCCAATCACGCCGCCGGAATGGAAGGTTCCGGCGTTGATCTGCATGGCGATGCCATAGTCCGTGGTCGGCGCCGGCATGCCCGCCGTTTTGCCGCCGGCTACGCCGAACAGGCTGCTGATGCCCCCGAGCAGGTAATTCTTGAACGGGGTGATAACGGCGAGCTTCACCAGGTCCGTGGTGATGCTGGAGAGGACGCCCGAGACGACCGAGCGGAAACTCACGGCGGCGCCACTGCCTTGAGTGAAGGCCTCGCTGATGGCGTCGCCGACGCGGTCGAAGGCGCGGTCGAACGTCTGCCCCAACTCGTTGAGGCGGTCCATCTCAACGCCAGTTTTGGCGAGCGCTTCGGCGTTCGCAAGAATCCTCTGCCCTTCCGTGCTTAGCAGAGGAATGCCCTCGCGGCGGAGCTGCTGCTCGGTCAGCAGGCGGGCGAAACCGACGGCGCGCTGCTCGGCCGTGGCAAACAGCAGCTCGCGCTCTTTGCCAAGCTGGGCGATCTGCTCCTCCTGCCCCTGCAGGATGGACCCGGCCCGTGCTTTGCGCTGCGCGGCGTCGTCAGCGATCACCGCCTGCGTCTTGGCCTCGATGATCCGGCGCAACGCGTTGGCCGTGCCGCCCTGCGCCCTTTCCAGCGCAATGGTTTCGGCAATGGTCGCCTGCCGCACCTTCTCGGCCAGCTCGGCTTTCTGCTGCGCCTCCGCCCCGACCAGCGTCGCCTCAGCCACCTTCTGCCGCCCCGCCACGTCGGCCTGCATCTGCGGCAGCGCCTGCGCCGAAGTGGCCGCCTGCTGGGCCGCGCGCTCCTGCAGCAGCTGCTGGGTGCGCGCCTTGACATCGATGTTCATCGTCAGCGCCTCGGTCGCCGCTTGGCGCCGCGCCTCCGCCTCCGCGCCGGCCCCGGCCGACTTCAGGTAAGCGTCGGCGACCGCCAGCGATTCGCGCGCGTTGACGCTGAGAGCCGCGTTCAGCTGCGCGACCGCCTGCGTCTGCCCCACCGTCACCTGGGTCACCGCCGAGCCGACGGCGAGCTTCCGTTCCTCCGCCGTCGTGGCCGTGCCGAGCAGGTTAATCCGCTCCACCTCAGCCGCCTTTTGCGCCGCGTAGGCCGGGCCGACGAGGCCCGCATACTTCTGCTCGACCGCCGTGAGCTTCTGGCGCTTGTAAGTCTCGATGTCGAGACCCTGCGAGGCCGCGGTCTCGTAGTCGGCGCGCTTGTTCTTCAAGCCCTCCAGGGCCTTGCCGGCATCGGTGGCGAACGCCATCAAGCCGGGGTTCTTGAGGCCGGCTTCGAGCGTCGTGATCGACGCGGTGAGCGCCGTGATCTCCGTCGCCATCGGGCGCACCGAGCGCGCTACGCTGTCCGCGGCAACGCTGTTCGTCACCTGCCCTTGCCAGTCGGCCACGCGGGCGGCCATCTCGCGCTCGTGGCCGCGCTGCGCGTACCGCTGGGCCAGGGCGGCGTCGACGCTCGCCAACTCACCGGTGGCGGTGGCCATGCCCGGCGCGGCGTAGCGGCCATCCACCGGGACGGAACCGGCGGGCAGGGAGACGCCCCCGGTCTCCGCGGCGACACGGGCGTCGTCGAGCCCGCGGGCGGCGAGGAGCTGGCGCCGCTTTGCCTCCAGGCGCGCGATGGCCTGCGCGTTGGTCTCGGGCGCGGTGGCGTTGCCGATGGCGTTGAACGCGTTCGAGGCCGCGCGGGCCACCCGCTCCCAGGCGGAGGCCAGCGTGCCGACCTGGTCACCGAGGCCGCGCGTCCTGGTTGCCAGACTGTCGGCGAGGAGAAGCCGCGCCTGCTCCTCCTGCCCGGTCGCCTTGAGCACGCGAATGCGCTCCAGCTCCTTACCGGAGAGAATCCCGTAGGCTGCCGTCAGCTTCTCGGCGCCGGCGACCGGATCGGCGAACAGCTGGGCGAGGTCGGCGGCGGCCTTTCCCACGTCCTGCCCGGTGGCCACCGCGTAATCGCGCGACAGGCCGATCAGGCGCTCCATGCTCTCCGCGCCCAGCTTGCCGGCACGGATGTACGCCGCCTCCTGTTCGCGCGCCGCGGCCACCGAGACCTCTCCGGCGTCTGCCGCGCGCACGGCGAGCGCCTCCAGTTCGTCGGCGGAGCGGCCGATAGCCCCGCCCATCAGCGTGGCCGCCGTCTGCACCTCGCGCAGGGCGGCGGCGTGTTTCTCCATCACGGCAAAGGCGGCCGCCAACCCGAGTCCCGCCGCGATGGCCAAGCCGATGGGGCTCACCAGCAGCGACAGCACCCGACCGACGCCGCCCACGGCCGCGGTCGTCTGCGGCCCCTGCTGCATGAGGATGAGGAAGGGATTCTGCCCACCGGCGAGCTGCACCGCGGCGTCCTGCAGCTGATACGAGAGGTTGGTGATCTCGTGAGCCGTCAGCTTGGCGGAACGCGCCGCCATCGTCTGCGGAGAGATCGAGGCTTGCAGCGTGTCGTGGTACTTCTTGACCGCGATGGTGTGCTGCTCGTAGCTGATGCCCCCGGCCGCCAGTAGCTCGTCGGCTTCACGGAGGCTGTCCGAGAACAGGCGCTGAGCTTTGGCCGCCGGATCGATGCTCTCCCGCAGAGCACGCGCCCGCCGCTCCAGATCAGCCGCCTCCTCGAACACGCCCGCTGATCGTTGGGCGGAGCCGGACGGCGGCGTGGTCACGCCGAGTTGCTCATTGAAATGCCGCTGCGCGTCTGCGGCGCGCTGGATCGCGCGCTCGCGTTCGATCAAGGCCTGCACTTCGGCCTTCGACGCCTGCTCCATGACGCCCTGGGCCTGGAAGGTGGCATCGTACCGCTGGCGCAGCTGCTCCAGCCGCTTGCCGTGCTCCTCGGCCGTGATCGCCCCGCGCTGCAAGGCGCGGTCAAGAAGCTCCTGCCCCAGCGCCAGCTTCTGCTGTGCATGGTAGGCCGGATCGATCTGCCGGCGCAGGCGATCCAGGGCGCGCTCCTGGTTACCAAACACCTGCTGCACGCGCTCCGTCGTCTGCACGACGTTCTGGTTCGCCGACTTGATCTTCTCCGACGCCTGCTCGAATTCACGCGCGCCGGCCGAGGCCCGACTCGCGTCGTACACGAGGGCTGTCGTCGCTTCCTGCTGTGCCATGCACGCCTCGCGGGGAAAGGGGGCGCGGGGCTACGCGCCCCGCGGCTGCGCCTTGGACCTGAGAAACGACATCAACTGCTGAGCGGCCTGCGCCGGGCCTTGAGCGGGCGCCGCGTCCTGCGCCGCGCCGGCGCCGTCCAGCGGGGCGCCATTCAGCCAGTTGTGGAACTCGACCAGCCCGCTGACGGCCAGTTCGAGCTGCGGCATCGGGGTGGCCATCACGACCTCCGGCGGCCACCCGAGCCATCCGGTACCACGCCTGAAGAGGAGTTCGTGGTACGCGTCGTTGCTCAGTCGTCGGCGTTTCCCGCCGGCATCCCCCCGGCCTCGTCGTCCTCCGGCTCCTCCAGCGGACGCCCGCCGTTGGACAGCATCAGGACATACTCGGTCAGCGGCAGGACGATGCGGTTCAGGCCGGCCGACCAGACCTTCTCGCGCAGCCCCTTGGTCTCCGCCTCGGTCCGCAGCCCCAGGCCGTGCTGGATGACGGTGACGTAGGCGTCGAGGTCGGAGGCCTGGAGCTGCTGCAGCGCGCCCTGGAAGCCGTTGAACGCGCGGCTGATACGGGTGGCGGCGCCCAGCGTCGGGGCGAGGGTCCGCTCCTCGCCGCCGAGGGTGATGGTGACTTCGCCGGAATTCAGCTTGGGCATGACGGGGTCCTTCAATGGGGTCGGTCAGTGTTCTCAGGGCATGGGCTGGAGGGGCCAGCGGCGCCCCGACTGGCTACCTGCCCGGCGCAGGCGATCCGTTACGGCGTGCCGGCGGCCGCCTCGCCGACGAAGACCTCAGTGGTGATGTCGAGGCCGATGGTGGTCTTGACGGTGTCGCTGGAGCCGCCGGGATTGATCGTGGCGGAGGTGACGAGGGCGCGGAAATAGGCGCGGGTCGGCTTGCCGCCGCTGCCGCCGGTGTTGTCGCCCAGCTCGACCTTGATCGGATAGTCGCCCTGCTTGTCGGCCGCGGCGGCGACGGCGACCTGGCCCGCGTCGTCGCCCTTGCGGGCGCAGGTGATGCTCAGGGCGCCGTTGTCCTGGACCGTCTTGTACTTGCGCTTGCGGCCGTCGCTGACCGGGGTGAAGCTGCCGGTCTCCCACTTGGTGCCGAATTCGGGCACGGACTCCGCTAAGCCGATCTCGGTCCAGCCGGACGCCTGGCCGTCGTATTCGGCCAGCGTGTCGTGCGCCCACGACTTACTACCGATGTAGATTTTGGCGCCGATGGCGGCGGTCAACTCGCTCATGATGCTGCTCCTCAGGCTGTGTAGTGAGCGGTGAAGGGAATGGAGACCGACCGGCGCCACCACAGGCCGTCGTCGTCGCCCGGTTCGCCGGCGCCGAGCGGGTCGGGAGCGCCGGTGACGAGCCCGCCGAAGCGAGTCACGCGGAAGAGGTCACCCAGCGCGCGGGCCAACCGCCGGGCCTCGTCGTCGCCAGTGCCGACCGGAACGAAGACATGGCCGAAGATCACGCCGTCGTCGCGCGCGGCGCGCTTTCCAGGCGAGCCAATGACGGTGGAGGCCGAGCCGGCGCCGAGGATTTCCAGGTAGACCCACGGTCGATCCGGGGCGCTCGACGCATCGTAGGGGTCGCGATTGCCGGGGGCGTCGGGCCGAAACGCGCCGCCGTTCTCGTAGGTGACGGGCGTGTCGGTCCATTCCGCCTCCAGCTTGGTGCGGATGGCGGTCAGCGGGTTGGGGGCGGTCATAGTCGGTCCTACAGGGATCGCAGGAAGATGGCCGGGTAGGTCATCGGCTGGCCGACGGCGGTGTCCTTGCGCGGCGCCAGGTGCTTGCGGCCGGCCCGGTAGGCGCGGCTGCGCCGGCTCTGCTTGGCCGGCTTCAGGTGGGCCCGGCCCTTGAGGACGTAGCCGCCCTGGAGCGTGATGAAGCTGATCGAGGCCTCCACCGTCCGGCCGAACTCGCGCCGCACCTCCTGGCGTACCCGCTCGACGATGCCGGCGGGAAGCCGGGCGCGGGCCTTGCCCCGCCAGTGGTCGGCGTTGACGGTCATCTCCAGTTTGCGGTGGTAGGGCTGGTCGTTCGTCATGATCAGCTCGCCGGTGTTCGGGATGGCGCCGTCGGCCACCTGGCGGCTGGCGGCCATGACGAACCAGGACTCCTGGTAGCGCCCTTCCTTGACCGGCGACAGCTCGCGGCAGCGCCGCAGCGCGAACGCGGCGACTTCGGCCAGCCGGTGGAAGTCGTAGCGGATGACGCCGTAGGGCTTGACGGTGTCCTCGGACAGCCCCCGGCGGCCGTCCACATAGGTGACGACCTCCGGCGGGGGCCCGTTCAGACCAGCCAGGTGCTCCGCCAGCCCCTTGCGGGCAATTTCCGCGTGGAGCTTCTGGAACTCCGGCGGCTTCACCCTGGCGACCGCGAGATCGATGATCCGCTCGAAGGCGGCGGTGGAGCGCGCCACGCTCAGCCCCGCACCCAGAGCACGAAGCCGACCAGCTCGGCGCCGTCGTGAAGCGGCTGGACGCCCTTGACGGCACCGCCATCCAGAAAGTCCGTGGTCCCAGCTTTCGGCGGCCCCGGCCAGCCTTCGGCCTCAATGTCCGCCTGCGCGATCCTGATGCGCCGGTCGCCCTGCACCACGCCCCCGACGAGTTCGGTGGGGCGGTACTCCCGGTCCTTGCCGCAGATGGTGCACGCCGTGAACGTGTTCGTCGTGCCGACTCGGCGCTTCAGCACCATCGGCCGCCCGGCGCGGCGCAAGCTGACGGCAAAGCGAGCCGAGGCACTCATGCGAACACCGCCGAGCGGTATGGTGCCAGCTGGTCATAGACGGCTGTCGGCAGACCACCTTCCATCGGCATCTTGTCGGCATCCATGTAGGTCAGCCTCTCGACGTCCGGGTTCTCGTAGGACCGGAGGAGCGGATCGCCGCGCTCCTTCTCGTACCAGCGCAGTTTGACCAGCTCCGTCACCGCCCCGCTCAGCGCCGCCGGCACGTCATTCAGGTCCCACCCGGCGACCCCGGTGATGATGATGCGCCCACGCCCCCACCGGGCTCGGTTGCCGGAGCCATTCAGCCGCCACAGCAAGCCGGCCATGGGCCCGCATTCGACCTCATCCAGGGGAACGGAGGTTCCGTCCACAGTGACGGTGGCGACCCCAGGGGGAGCCGCCACGGCAGGATCAGCGGGGTCGGCCGATAGCCGCCCGGCACCTCGTCGGCGCGATAGCTGATCGTCACGGCCTCAGCGAGGAACGTGCGCCGGCCCATCTGGTCCGGGGCGACACCGCAGGCCGCGCACACGGCGTCGCTGTCCTCCTTGATCCAGCGGGCCAGTAGAGCGTCAGAGGCGGTGTCCGTGATGCCGAGTTCGGCCTTGACCGTCCGCAGATCCACAAGGCTGCGGTCGGCTACAGGGGGCGCGACGGTCAGGGTCGGCATGGCTTACTCCTGCGCCAGCACGTCGGCGGCCATCTCGCGCAGCTTGTCTTCGCCGGCCTTGTGATGCGGCTTCACGCCGTGCTGTTCCAGGAAGGCGCGCAGGGCACCGGTGTCGGCGGTGGACGGGTCGAAGGCGGTCGGTTCGCCAGAGGCGCCAGGACCGACGCCGCCCTCCCCCTCGCCCTGCTCCGCCTCTCCCGCTTCCTCCGCGTGCCCGTGGGACTCGACCACCCCCTGCTGCCGCAGCCGTTCGGCCTGCTCAGCAGGAAAGCCCGCCAACTCCCCCGCAACATACGGGGGAGCGTTTCGGCGGAAACGCACGATGACCGGCATCACGGCTTCTTGTGGGCGCCGCCAAACACGGCGGTGCCGAAGATGGTGGCGGTGTCGGCGCCGGTGGCGGACAGCTCTGGCGTGGCGACGACGCGGACGTACCGGCCGCAGTATTCCAGCGACACGCCGATCTTGCCGACGCCGGTTTCAGCGCTGCCGCCAGTCGCACCGGTCAGCGTCAGGATGGTGGCAGCGTCCTTGACGTCGGTCCAGGACGCACCGTCGTTGCTCGTCTGGATCTTCGCCCCGACGGTTAGGGTCTTCGTGGCGGCCAGGGTGGCGGTCGCGCCGAGCAAAAAGCCGACGGACTCGACACGCCCGGCGGAGAAGCCGGTGACGTCGATGGACGTGCCATTGACGGCGGCGCTGTCGCCCGAACCGCCGGCAGTCGCGCTGGTCGGCGCGAGGGCGAAGGCGACGGGGGTCGTCTCAACGACGACGTTACGCTCCAAAGCGTACATACTGCTCTCTCCTGTCGATCAGGGGGACGGGGTGCCTCAGGCGCCCCACCGGACCTTGTTCAGCATCGCGAACGCCTTGGGCCGCGTGACGCCGTAGTCATGGCCGGCCAGACCGCGGATCAGCGTCTGGTTCTTGCTGTAGGCCGACACCATCGTGTTGCCCTGCTTGTAGGCGGCGGTGTCCGACGCATCGATGCGGACGCTGTAGCTGTCCGCGACCATGCTGAACGAGAAGTCGCCCAGGTATAGCTCGGTGCAATCCGCGTTGCTGCCGTCCGACAGGTTGGTCGGGATGCGGTGGAACCGCTCCACCGGGTAGCCGCGGAAGGTCGGGGTCGGCGCGTTCAGCGACGGGTAGATCAGGTTGCCGTTGGCGTCGCGCAGATCGGCCAGATAGAGGAACACGCGGTCATGCATCAACCACCGCACGTTCACCATTGGGATCTCGGCGGTGGACAGGGCCAGGATCATCTTCCGGGTGTCGGCGTCCACTTGTGCCGCGGTCGGGGCAACACCACCGGTGGCGTCGAAGATCTGCCCCGCCGGGATGTAGTAGCGCAGGCCCTTCGGCGACGGGCCGGTGCCGGAGCCACGTAGGAACGCCGTGTCTTCGGCCTGCGCGAAGCCCTCCAGCATCATGTCGCGCACGTACTGGTCGATGCCGACGCGCGACAGGCGGAGCAGCTTGTTGGACAGCGGGACCAGCGAGGCGATCTCGCGCTCCTTGAACGACAGCGCGCCAAAGCTCGGCTCGTCCGTGGTGATGTCCTCGCCCTCGCCGATGTAGTACGCGTTGATGCCCTTCTCGACGGTCGGCACGGTGTCAGTGCCGCCGACCAGCGGGACCACGCGGGAGATGCGGCGGATGACCGTCTTCGGGTAGAGCAGAGCGATCAGTTCGTTGGACAGGCGCTCCGGGACGAAGATGCCGCCGCCGGCCATGTCGTTCGTCTGCATGGCGCCCTGAATGTCTATCACCACCGGGTGGGACTCGCCGAACTGCGCCGCGGCCCAAGTCGCGGCCTGATCCAGATTGCCCTTGGCGGCGACGATGGCGCGCGTGTAGCGGGCCAGGTCAATGCCGGGCTCCTCCCTCGCTGCCGGGGTGGCTGGCACGGTGGCGGCCGGCTTGGAGCCCCGGTCGTCGTCGGCAACGGAGGTGCGCGACGGAACCGCCGTGGTGGCGCGCAGGGCCTGCACGCGCTCGGCATTCTTGATCGTGGCGTCAAAGTCCTTGACGGCGGCTTCGGCGGTGTCGAACTGCACCTGCTCCTCCGCCGTCATGGCGCGGCCGTCGGTCGCGGTCAGAATAGCGGTCAGCCCCTCATACGCCTTCGCGCGCTCCTGGCGAAGGCCGATGATATCGACGGGCATTCTGGTCTCCTTCGGGTTGCCCAACGAAAAAAGGGCGCCCGGAAGGCGCCCCACGAACCCCGAGCCTTCGCCGGGGGATTACTTGCGCAGCGCGTCAGCGCGACGCTTGTTGCGAACCATCGTTGCCAGTTCGGCGAAGGCGGCGTCGTAGCTCATGATCTTGTCGGCCATGCCAGCGGTCACAGCGTCCTTGCCGACCATGACGCCGCCCTGGCCGAAGTCGGCCTTGACCGTCTCCACCGGCACGCCGCGGCCCTTTGCCACGTCGGCGATGAACTGCGTCTCGATGGCGTTGAGCGTGGCGCGGATCGTGTCGGCGCCCTCCGCGGTGGTTGGGTCTGGGCGCTTGTTTGGCGCGTTGGCGGAGACGATCTCCACCGCCACCACGCCGTCGCTGCCGGGCTCCACCTGCTTCGGAATGGCGGCCACCACGCCGATGCTGCCGACGACGCCGGTGCGTTCCATGGCGATGTTGCCCGGGCCAACGGCCGCCGCGATCCAGTAGCCGGCCGATGCCGCCGTCCCGGTGACGTAGGTCATGGTCGGCTTCTGCTTCCGACCGGCCGCAATGGCGTCGTGCAGCGCGTTGATCCCCGACACCGCGCCACCCGGCGTGTCCATCAGCAGCATCACGGCGCCGATGTCCGCATTGGACAGCGCCAGCCGGTAATCGTTCAGCAGGGCGCCGGCTGACGACGCTCCCGACATCTCCGTCATGAGATTGGCGCGCGGGAAGATCGGGCCGAACACCGGCAGAACGGCGACGCCGTCCTGCGACACCATGGCATACCGGGCACCCTCCAGCCGCCGCGCGGTGGAGCCGGCGACCATCGCCAGTTCCTGCTCACGGAGCAGGCGCGCGGCCTCCGCGGCCTCCTTGTTGAGCCCGCCCCGCTGGGCGAAGGCAGCCAATCGGTGCAGCCAGTCGGCCTGAATCGCCCACGGTTCCGCCGTGAGCGCGTCGAATACGATGGTCATGCGGGATCAATCCTTGTTCGGCGCGGCCGGCTTGTCCGCGGGGTCGTCCTTGGTCGGGTCCTGCCCGGCTGGGATCATGTTCAGCGGCTTCAGGAACTCTTTGCCCTGACCGTCCGGAAGCGGGTTCTGGCGTTCCCACTCGCGGATCTCGTCGGCGCTCAGCCAGCCCCACTGCCGCCCGATCGCGTAGGCCCGGTAGCGGGTGAGAATGTCGCCGCGCTTGAGCCCGTCGAGGTCGACCTCCACGAAGTACCGGCCGCGCTCGGCGACCGAGAGGCTGGTCGTCTCGATGGCCGACTCCATTGCCTCGGCCAGGGCCGACAAGGGGCCAGTGACGTACTCGATGGCCTGGTGCTCGATGTTGCTGAACGTCGCGCGATCCAGAATGCCGATTTTGTGCGGCGGCACGCCGAAGGCCTGCGCGCACTGCACCGCCTGCTCCTTGCGGATTTCGATGAGCTGGCTGTCGGCGTTTGAGAAGCTGAACTCCTTCAGCTTCATGCCAAGTTCCAGGATCGCGATCTTGAAGGCGTTGTCCACGCCGGCATAGGTGCGCTCCAGGCTAGCTCGGATGCGTGCCGCGACCTGATCGTTGGGAAGCTTGCCATCCATTTCGATCACGGCGGACGGACGGGCACCATTCTTGAAGAACTTGGCCGCGAAGCGCTCCGTGGCGATGCACAGCGCGATCATCTCCTTGTGCTGCTCGATTGGCGAGATGCCGAAGACGCCGCCGTTCTCCGCCTTGTCCGACGAGGCCCGATACGGGACGTGGATGATGTCCCGCCAGGACAGCCCGCGCTCGTAGGTATGGCCGGACAGATCGAAGTACGGCTCTCCGTCATCCGTCCAACGGGTGGTGATCCGGCCCGGCTGGATGTTCGTGATGCGCTCGACGATGCCCTCCGCCGACCAGCGCGCGCGGCTGAATCCGTTCCCGCGGGTGATGGCATTGTGGATCAGCGTGCGGCGCCAGTTGAACGACGACAACCACGGCGCCGGCCAGCCGACCAGCAGCGCATAGAGCGGATGGTCGGTAGCGCGCTCGCTCCCGCCATTCGGCAGGCGCCGATGCAGGTAGACAGGCACCTTCGCCAAGTCGTCCGCCTGCACCTGTACGGACGCGGCTACACCGGGAACCGTTAGGGCGTCTGTCACCGACACACGAATGCCGGTCTCGGTGATCATGCCGCCGAACAGGTCCGTCAGCCAGCCGGCCGGGTCCGCCGTGCCGCTCGTTTCCGTGCCTGTGGTCATGGCGCCGTAACTGGCGCCGCCCCCCAGGAAGTCTCCAAGCCAACCCATCAGCGCGCCCTCAGAGCGCCAATCAGCGCCATCGCGAACACCAGAGCCCCACCGGCGATGAAACCGGCCGGCGGGTAATGCAGCCACGCCCCGTAGCCGATCAGCCCGACGCCGACCACGGCCAGCACAAGGCGGGCGGCTTCCATTGCTACGGAACCGCACCCCGCCGTGTTCGTGTTTGCTTCAGCCATGCTCAGCCCCACACCGAAAGGTCGTAATCACTGGTAAAGCCCGACCGACCCGCAAATGCGTCGGCGGTTGCCGCGCCGACCGCCATCACCAGCGCCGCCAGCCCGTCGATGCGCCCGGTCGCCTTACGCTTGTCGAACTTCTTGTTGCCGGCTGGGTCCTCGATGGCCACCGCCGCCGAAACGTTCCAGCGCAGCACCGGGCTTTTGCCAACCCGCAGCCGCCCGTTCACAACCGCGTCCTCCCAGGCCGAGAACGAGCGCGGCATCCACAGGCTCTTGTTCGAATCTCCGCCGCCAAAGCCCTGGCCGTGCCGCACCAGGCGGATGCCCTGCCCCTCTGGCATCTCCGGCCCTTCCCAAATCCAGCTGTCGGCGCCCACCTCGTCCAGCGCCCGCTGGAAGTCCTCGATCCGCCACGGGTCGAAGGCCAGAGTCACGCGCTCGAACCGCGCCGCCACCTCGGCCACCCGCTGCGCCACGTAGGTGTAATCGATTGTCCGCCCCGGGATGGAATTCAGGTGCCCCGCCTCGGCCCAGGCCTGATACGGCACGCGATCCTTCTGGGCCCGCTCCGTCATCGTGTCGGCCGGTGTCCAGAACTCGACTGCCGCCTGTAGCTCCTCGCCGTCTTTCACCACCGCGCCCATCGCCGTCAGGTCGCGCTTGGCGGACAGGTCGAGCGACAGGAACGATTCGTCTCCCTCGAGCTGGTCGACCGACAGCCCCTCGACCTCGCAGGCCTCCCACAGGTCCCGGTCGATCACCGGATTGGCGCCCTCGACCCAGACGCAGAAGTTTAGGCGCTGACAGGTCGCCATCGCGGATGGCATGCCGCGCGCCTTGGTCACTTCCTTGCGCAGGTAGTCGAAGCCCGGCAGCGCCGGCAGGCTCGGGTTGGCCTTAATCCAGCAGGCCTCGTCCTCGAACGGGTCATCGCCTTCGTCGAGGGCGCAGATGTAGGCGAAGAAGGCGTCGTTCTCGACGGCGTCGGCCGCTACCTTGGCGCCATACTCGTGATACTCCCAGCAGACCGACTGCTTGTCGTGTCCCGAGTTGGTGATGGCGAACAGCAGCGGTTGCTTCCGCCACTTGAAGCCGGCCTCCATCATGCGGATGACCGAGCCGTCCTTGTGCTCGTGCAGCTCGTCGATCAGCGCGCAGTGGGGCCGGGGACCACTCTTGCCCCGGTTGTCCGAGCTGATAATCCGGAAGAAGCTCCCGGTCTTCAGGTACGCGAGGTTCCAGCGGTTGTCGCCAGTACCGGACGCGGTGAGACGGCTCTGCAGCGCCGGTGACTGGTCGTACATGGCCAACGCGTCGCGAAACAGGATGCGGGCCTGTTCCTTGGCCGTCGCCGCGGCGTAGACCTCAGCGCGGGCCTCCCCGTCCGCCATCAGCAGCTTCAGCCCGATGCCCGCCGACAGAGGGCTCTTGCCCGACCCCTTGGCGGTCTCGATGTAGGCGACGTTGAAGCGCCGATGCCCGGTTTCCGCCCGCTTCCAGCCGAAGATCGAGCCCGCAACGAAAGCCTGCCAGCCCTGCATGACGAACAGCTGGCCCTCCGCCTCACCGCCATTCAGCCGCAGGTACTTGGCGAACCATGCGATCGTCTTCTCGACCGCGTCGGCGTCCCAAACCAGCCCGCGCTCGGCTCCCTCCCCCAGGTCGCGCAGGTGGCGGCGGCAGGCATCCCGCACGTGGGGCCCGGCGACGATCCGTCCCTCGGCCACGTCGAGCGCGTACTGCGTCGCCGGATCAGCTAAAGTCGTCGTCTTCCTGGTTGTGCGGCCCTTGGCCATCCTTTGCTCCCAGGCGTGCCCGGCTGGCCGGGTCCAGGCCGAGTTCCGACCCTGCCGCCCGCAACTGGCTGATGCGCGCCGCCACCATCTTGGTCGGCGCCTTCTCAAACTCGGCCTGCAGCGCGCACCAGATGTGCAGCTTGTAGCCGTCGGCGGCGGTCAGCCACCACGCGACCTCGACCACCTCGTCCCACAGCTGGGCGGCACGCCCCCTCAGCTTGGCCGGCTTGATCGGACGGCCCGTCGCCTCGGGCTCGGCGGACGGTAGCGCCCGCTTGCCGGGGTTGCCGGTGACCAGCTTCAGAACGGTCGCCTTCGGCTTGGCGCCCCGGACTGCCATTGCATTTCTCCCGGATTTCAATCCGCGGTCGTGCGGGAAACTGCCCTGACCGGTCGCGGCCCCCATGCGTCGGTAAGGATTGAAACCCCCTACCCCATGGACCAGACGAGGACCTCGCGCGGGTCAGGCCCGGTTCCACGGGTGGTTGGGGTCGAGCGGCCGGCCGTTGGCGTCACAGCCGCGGACCGTCAGCTGCCCGCCGTTGCGCCTCACCCCGCCGCGCCCTTCCTTGACCTGAGCATCGTGCTGGGCGCACAGCACCCGCAGGTTCGTCAGCACGTCGGCCTGCGTGGGGCCAGGCGCACCACGTGGGCGGGTGATGATGTGATCCACGTGCGTCCCAAGCTTGCCGCAGCCTTGCGCCAAGCACCGGTAGTTGGCCTGAGCGAGCGCCTGCTTGCGGAGGCCCAGCCAGAACGGCGTGCGGTAGAACGGATTGCCCGGCATCAGCCCCTCCGCTCCACGCGCACGCTCACGCCACAGATGAGAAAGGCATCCACCCGTTCCTCATAGCACGGGCGTAGCATGCCAGTAGTGCACAGGCACATTCTGATGGGTTCGCTGTTCGTGGGAAAAACGGCTGGACACAAGAAACAGGCCCGGCGATGAGCAACGACGACGACACAGATGATGACGATAATTTCATCGTCATGGTTTGGCATCGACGCGAGGACTGGCCGGAGATAAAGCAGCGTTTTGTTGACGGCAACAAACTGCCTGAAACCTACGACGAATGGCTTCGGCGATCGGAGGCAACAGCTTCTGCGGCTGCATCTCAGGGTTTCACTGTTATCAGGGTTCTAATCATGCCAGATGAATTTGCCATCTGGTGTGCTAGACGGTATTTAGACATGGATGCCGAAGCGCGAATTGCGTTCACTTCCGAGGCAGCGTTCCGCATGCTCTTCGGCGGTCGCAGGTGAGGTGGGTTGCCGCCAACACCCGGAGCCAACTCACCCCTCCCGTATCGCGCTTGGTCGGCGTTGGCCGCAGCTAAAGACTTTTTGAACGCCGCTTCGCCGGGCAGGTTCGCCGGGCAGGTGATCAGCGGTAGTGGCCGTGGTATCACGCCGCAGATGGATCGGCTGTATTGACTACGCCAATCAAGTTAAGCGGCCTCTACATCGACAGGATTGACCGATTGCACTCCGGGCAATGCCGCGGCAATGCTATGGGAGCGACCCACATTCCTAAAGCAGTAAACCTGAATTTGAGCGAGACGCCGATGGTGGCTTTATTCGCCGTTAATTAATTGTCGCGCATCCTGCATCCATACAAGAATCGGCAGGTAGTCATGTCCCAATATCTTCCAACGATCCCGCAGGCCGCAATGAAGGCCACCACCCCCGTATCTGACGACAAAAAGCTTCGCGGCGTTCCTCTAGTGGCAACTTGGACTCTGGGTATCGCAACGCCCTGGGCTGTGATGTACCGGCTTATCGAGTGGGCCCTTTAGCCTCTTCTCTATCCTCGCGCGCGCGGCCTCGATAACGGCAACCATGCCGGTCAACACGTCGGAGGGAATGGTGAGGAGTGAAACCATGCTGGCCGCCCGCCTTCGGCTAACACTGGTTGCTGTGATGCCGGCTACACATCAACCGAAAATTGTTAACCAATGGTTATAGTCACCCCTCACCTTTGTCGATTTGCCCACCCGGCAGCTTGGCCAGCAGAAGCTTGAGCACTTCACTCCCCGCATAACCGGCACAGGTCCCCATGCCACATGCCATGAGCGTGTCGGCCTGGAGTTGCTGCGCGAGCACGCCGGACGCAACCGTCAAGGCGAGGATGCTTGGAACGTCGAGGACCACCACACGCACAAGCGCCTTCCACCCGCCTTCACGGCTTTCCCGTGCCCAGCGGGCCAGCATGCCGATGACAACGCCGGCCAGGGTTGGTGAGAGCCCGCGGGCCATCTGCGCTAAGTCGTGGCTGTTGGGATCGGGCATGCTCAGCCTCCCAGCATAACGGGCTGGGCTGGCTGGCCCAGGACTTCATTGTGATCGGCGACGACGAGGGCACGCTCTCCGGCAGTCGCCTCGAAATGAGCGTTCAGTGGGTCGCGAGCGAGGCCTACTGGGTCGGGGATGACGGTTGGCTTGGTCTCGCGGTGGTTCAGTGACCATTGGACCACCTGCACTTGTCCATCAATCACCCGCACGTAAGGGGGCTGCTCAGCCGTCATCGGAGCCTCTGGCGTGGCGAGCAGGACCGCGTGGCGTGAGTGCGGTCCCGTATCGGGTTTGGACAGCGAATACCCACAAGGCAGGGGCAGGTGACGAGGCCACAGCCTGACAAGTTGCTCGGTTCACTCGCGCATTCTTCGCCCCGCGCTGGATATTCACGGCGTGACTAACCCGCGCCTTTGCGCCAGAAGTCCGCTTCGTCCACCACCTCCGTGACGCGGTGCCGCATCTGCCGGCAGTAGGCGAGGGCGGTTCCTTGGGTGCCAAAGTTGGCGCGGCAGACTCCATCGAGGCTGTGGACCTGCGCCTTCAGCACCGGATCGGCACACTTGGTGATCACGAAGACGGGCTGAATTTCGGCCAT